GACCTTACAAATTCAGGCAGCTGACTTTCAACTATTTTATTAACCTGAACTCTTTTATCAATACCTATGCTCATTTATTTTCTCTCTAGGTCTCCGTTTGAGTAACTTGATGTGTAATAATCTCTTGTAAATACAACTCCTGATACATCTTCACCAGAAGCAATTACGTCCTTAACCATATTTATCTTACTATTAGAAACATCAAAACTGAGGTACAAATCCTTCAATCCAACCACATCATTAGAGTCTGGGAATGCTTGAATTTCAACCAAATTGTTTTCTGCTACCGTTGAGGTAATATTTAGAGTATTTAAAATAACTTCACCTTTCATATAATCAACAGTTCCTGCTGATTTAGCAACAACTTTCAATTCTTCTTTTTGATTTCTTGAAATAACACTTAAAACACCCTTTCCACTTCCATCTAAAGTGCCATCTGCTCTTTTATTTGGAACATCTGTTATGAATACAGTATCACTTGATCCACTCAAGGTAAATCCAGTGCTCTTAATATTAAATCCTTGAGGATTTATATGAAATCTATTACCAAAACACAATTCATACTGTGTAAATTGATTTAAAAGGACTTTTAAATCTCTTCTAATTTTCAATTTCGTAATATTTGATGTAATAGCACTATCAGTTCTATCAATTAATTGTAAAATTTTACTATATTTAAATCTTCCACCAAATTTATTAATATCTACAGTTTGTGAGTACTTTGTAAGACCACCTAAGATTTTTGAACGTAAATCAGCATCATTTGAAACTCTAGAACTATCATAATAAATGGAAGAATCAATTTCAACATATAAAATCTTAAGATCTATAATTTCAGAGTTAATACCTGCAATAGCATAATTTTTTAACTTATTTTTAATTTGATGTTTATCAAAATCGGAAACATAAGTACCATTTTTTGGTTTAATACTGATCTGAACTTTACCAAATTGAGGTGGATTCAATTCTTCACCACCAATAACAGCTACAGACTCTGTTCTAGGGTAAATTGACTGTATAATTGCCTCATAATCTCTTGGTGTAACCGCCCTGTATTGAGCAGAATATAGTCTAGGTGCAAAATACTTAATAGAACTAACATTCTCTGCCTCAGAACCGTTTGTCGCAGGATTAACAGTGTTTATAGTAATTCCAGCAGTTGGTATAACAGTGCTTACGCTTACTTCTGAATTTGGATCTTTATTAGCGAATGAACCTTGGAAAGCAAACTGAGAAGCACCATTACTTCCAGGTCCATCAGTAATAATATATCTTACTGTTATGATACTATTATTTTCTAATTTTTTACCAAAGTATCCATCACCAAATAATAATTCATATTTCTCATCTTGAACTTCCTGTACAAAGAAGACCTCAGAATTATTATCAAGATTGAGAATATTATCAATCATTTTATATTCTCTACCAACACCTGTATCTGCAGGACCAGAAACAAATACTTTTATGGACGACATATCAATATTTGGATTCTGTAGTAAGAATCTTTGATCATCTACTGAAGTATCTGCTAAGAATTGAATACTTAATGAGGTTCCTTGATGAATTTCAACAGGGGAATCGGCACTTCCAAACGATGCAACACCATTATTAATAGAAGCATGTAGTGGTTGAGTGATTGAGAACCTATATGTGGTGTTATTTGCAGATCCTACACACACTAAACCTGGTTTTAAGTACAGTATAGGTTCAGTTGAATCAGTTTGTACATCGAAGTAAATTGATGCCGTTGCAGCAGATCTTGAACGGGGTACATAACCAATATTTCTTGCAAGAGAAACGACATTTTCTCTTATTTGTGCAGAATCTAAAAATGATTCGTTTGCGATTAGATTCGCATTAAATGAATTGATGTAAGTGTTATATGCTAAGGTATCAATCAGTACTGAAAAGTTAGAACCTTCAAAGTCAAAATCACTAAAATTACTATTAGCACGAAGATAATCCTTTATCTGTGCTTTTATTTGTTCAAAATCTAAACTTGTAAATTGAGTAAAAGGCATATTATCTCGTTGGTTCTAAAAGGAATGAAAATGATTGTGTTGGAACATCTAATCCAACAATATCAAAAAATATAGTGACATTAAAAGCGTTTTGATCAAAGTATGGTTCTACTTCAACTTCTAATTCATTAACTCTTGGTTCATATTGCCCAATAGTTTCTACAATTTGATCCTCTATTACCATTCTGATGGTTGGATAGAAGTTTTCAAAGAGACTTGCTCTAATATCTGTTCCAAGATCCGAATTAAAGAACCTTTCTGTAGGGATTGTTTCAACTAAATTACGCACAGATCTAACTATTGCACGTTCATTCTTTAAGACAGGCAAATCTTTCGTCACTGGATGTGGCGAAAATGAAAGACTTATATCTTTAAATGCCTGAGAGGTACGTACCTGTGCCATCTAAATGGTATATTTAGTATTATCTCCCTTTATTTATACCTATTCTTCAGATTTCTTTCTTTCTTCGGGTGTTGTCCAAAAATAATCATCACAATCACCCAATCTACCCCATTTTACACCATTTTCTACCTGATAATACTCCGTAGATACCTTAAGATCAGGTATTTTTGGTTCTTGAGGTGTAAGTGAGAGGTCATATACTCTACAACGGTTGTTTGGATACAACGCAAACTGCCCATTTTCAAGTTCAATCAAGTTAAATGACTTATGTTCTGCTGGATCTTCACTAGTTGAGCAATCAATTACATCAGGATCAGCGTGATAGTTGTCTAAAGTACACAAATACTCGCCTTTGAGTGTACCAAAATGCCTTGTTCGCACTTCCCACTCCATTGAAGCAACAAATGACTTACAAATATTTGTTATACCATAGTCCATACAGTTCCAAAACTGTAAATTTGGTAAATCTAGGTCTGGATTTGGTGTTTCTGGTGATGAAACGAACGCTGATATGGGTAATTTATCAAAAAGTGCTCCATATTCTGGTAAATACGTCTCAAAATAAAAAGCACGACCAGGTATGCTCTTTGCAGACACCCAAACACGCTCTACAAACTCACCAAATCCATCATTTAAATCTCGTAAATATTCTTTTCTTACATAAACCTTAGATGAAGGAAGATTTGTTAGTAATGTGCTCATTTTATGCGGAACCTCCTATAGGGTATTCTTCTAACCACCCAGTTATTATATACTTAGTACCACCTATTGGTGGATTTCCTCGATGCAAATGTGTCCAAAAAGCAGGAAATAACACATATTTTCCAACTTGTGGTTTAATTCTCACCGATTGATGCAAAAATTCAGTCTCTCCACCCTCAAAATCATCATTTAAGTACAAAAGACTAACTATTTGCCTATAGGGTTGACCACCTAATTGATCAGAATGCCAATCATGAAACCCTTCAGAGGGTTTTGTACGTTGTAATTTGCAGAATTTATGTTCTAAATTACGTATTTTAAGGACTTCGTACTTATCAAAGTAAATACCGAATGCAATATTTGAAAGATAGTTCCATTTTTGATATACAGCAGAACTACTTTGTGCAGTATACTCATCTATTGCAGGATGAGGCATACCACATATTTCATTTATAAAGATTTGAGTATCTTTTGTTCTTATATTATTTCTAGGATTCTGGAATTTAGAGTGATTAAGAAATTCAAAATAGTCAATAAGTTGACCCAGTTCTAATCGTTCTGGGTCAAAAGTTATTTCTGTGATAAAATTATCATGATGTTTAACACCTAATACCTTAGGTCCATCATCATTCATTTTCCTTGCCCTCTAGATCTCTTTTTTGCTCCGTTACGAGAAGTAGCAGCATATTTTGTATGTTTACCCTGTCCTTGACGAGATTTTTTAGGTGTTGCTTCAACAAATACGTTTCCGTTGAGTCCTTTTTTGATTGCCATAATTAAATTTGCTTAATTTCAGTTCTTAAATCGTTTGGGTTGTGAGAACCATTATCATACCATTCGTATGCAAGATCCTCCATAGCATTAAAGTATTCATCTTGGGTGAGATCTTCATAAAGAAGTTTATCACCCTCAAAAATACTATATAACTCTTTGCTTTTCATGACCAACTCTGATACGAGGATCACACCATATTTCAAAACCTGCTTCTTTTGCATCTAAGCAGAATGAAACGTCTTCTCCACACATATCCTGAACCTCTCCTGATTCAAATACTTGCATCTTCGGAGCAAACCAAGGATACTTCATTTCATCGTGTTCAAATACACCATTCTTGATAAGTGTCCAACCAAAACCAGTATAATCAACTGTAAATGGTTTCTTTCTTTTCGAGATGCTTTCGATTGTTTCGTGATTCATTACACCACCATTTGAACGGAAATCATCCTCTTCCATCCAGTGTGCAACCGAGGTGGTTTTACCATCTTCTGTACAATACCAACCAGCAGCGATGTCTTGATCCATCAAAACTAACTGCCAGAACTTCTCAGTATTGAATACTATATCACTATCGATCCAAAGTTGATAATCATACTTTAACTGACCGTCCCAA